AAGCGATTAGGAACTGTATCGTCCTGATAAGCAAGGATTGGGCGGTCTTTCATCATGTATGGATTGGCTTCTGCTTTGAGAAGCGTCCCATCATTGGCAATCACCACGATTGCTTCGACCAAATCGGAATACTCATCTTGGATAGTGTCTTCAGGAAAGAAATCCTCTACTTCACCATCTTCGTTTTCCAACTGTTCTAGGTACTCACGGGGAACTAATCCATAGTAAGTAAGAAGTTTTACTTTGTCATCTTCGTACTGAGAAACCTCTTGTGTAGGCTCTAAGTCTGTGTCCATCGAGTCAGTACCGACCTTTACTTTTCGGTAGATGCCTTCTTCTTGACCTTTAACGATCTTGTGGATAGAGACATACTTCTCAATAGCCACACCCATACAGTCATCAATAGATGTGCCATTAGGGTCAAACAGGAAGTTACGGGGGTTAACAGGAACAATCTTGACGGCGATGCGGTCTTGTTCTACCACTCCGATAGCGGCTTGTCCCATTTGACCAGGAATAGCTTGAGTAGCGGGAACAAAGACTTTCTCTGTTTTGACAACAATCTCACCGATGCCTGTGCCATAAATCTCAGCCAACAGCTCAATTTGGTCAATAGACTTGCGAATCTTGTCTACTTTGAAGTCTTCCATGAGTTGTGCTTTGATAGCAGCAACATCTAGGGGGCTACCATTGACATCACGAATATCGTCCTGAATGTCAAAGAACTCACCCTGACCAAAGATGGCTTCCATGATCTCGGCATGGCGTGTCTCTACGGCTTGTTGGGTAGCGGGGGTAACGATTCTTGAGCGTTCAGATTCACGGGTCTTGTCTTGGACATCCCACTCACCATTGAAGATGCGCTCGTACTCTAGCCAATCATCAAGACAGTTAACATCTCTCCAATCCCTCCAACGATCACAATGGTTAACAACAAAGTTAACTATTTCCTTGTCGGACTCGGTTGGTTCTTGATATTCCATCTTATACCCCACTAATAATATCTACTGGTTCCCATTCCTCGGAGTCATCTTCTTCCATATACGAAGTGACAGCAAGTTGGTCAATGTAACTAAGGGAGTCAGGCAAGTCATCGTGAACCCCTTGTGCGGGGAACAGGATTAACTGGTCTACGAACTCATCCCAATCTTCTTCCGAATTTAACACAATTCTGCCATGCTCGAACCTACCTTGTAAAGCCCAGATGATTCTGTCTGCTTTTTTTCTATTCCCATGCGTCAAATCTACGATATGGGCAAAGGTGTTGTTCTTTCTCATAAGGTCGCTTAGATAGGGCAAAACAGCGTTCTTTAACGCCCCCCTCTCTATCCCTACACTAAGGGGTCGGTAGTCCCTAATGGCTATCAGAATCTTGGAGGCGGTCTCACGGATATCCCATCTCCCGTGTTCAATCTTCTCAACAAACCACTTCCCATCCTCTGTGACCTTAACGATTGAGATAGCAGACTCATCCAGACGCTTTTTAGAATTAGCTGCTTGTTTGGCAACTTCCTCGAACCCTGCAAGGTCAACAGCGATGTAATAGCTTCCATGTTCAGGCTTAACCCCGTATTTGATCCACTCTTCCTTAAAGATGTCCGAACCAGCGTTGGTAAACGAAGCTAAAAACTCCTGCTTAAAAGCAAATGAGGATAGTGTTTTTTTGGCTGACTCTATTTCCGAACGATCAATTAGTGGATTGTCGGCAGTAGTGAAATGCCAAGATTTCCAGTCTGGGTCACTGCCATCTTCACCAAGTTTGTACAAGTCATGGAACCAATTTCGCCCTTTTGGAGTTCCCAGAAATAGAGCACGACCTTTTTTATCACTCAAACTCGCACGAATAACTTGCTCCCATGCCTCAGGCTTAATGTCAGCAACTTCGTCTAGCACCGCATAAGTTAACGATACGCCTCGCAAGGTATCAGGACGATCTGCACCCCTAACATAGATTTTTGCCCCGTTAATCATGGTTATATCAAGGTTATTGACATGACTAGACTGGATAACGTCTCGACCTAGGTCAAGCAATAAATCCCAAACGATTTGCCGACTTTGACCCATTGTAGGAGAGACATACAGCACAGCAGACCCTTGAGGGCATCTTAGGGCTTCGATAATCAATGTGATAGCACATAACCTAGACTTGCCACATCGCCTCCCAGCAGCTACGATTTTGAATCGGCTTTTGTCACCAAATACTTCCTGTTGCCAAGGTAGAAGCGAGAAATTTAAATCAGCCATTATGTTCCTGTAAGTATTTGGCGGCCTTCAAAAGCACTTCAGCACTGTCTTTTAGCATGCCTATGCCAACATTGCATTTTGTACATAAAAGTTTACGTATTTTGCCAGTATCGTGATTGTGGTCAATAAACATCTTTTTACCAACGTCTTTTTCATGATCGTCACAAATAGCGCATCTATAGCCCTGCTCTTGTCTTAAAGCATTGTATTCAGCAAGCGTAATGCCATACTTCCTAAGAATAGCATTCCCATAATATCGTTCTTTGTTATTGTTGTACCAATCCTTAGCTTTTTGGTCAATCCTATCTTTGTTCTTTAGGTAATGACGTTTCTTTTGAGCCTCTCGCTTTTCAGGATTATCTTCTCTCCATTGCTTTAACATAGAGAGCTTTTTATCTCTAACTTCAGGAGTCGGAGACTTATCGTATACGGAAACGCAAGACTTGCATTTGTATTGATAACCACGCTTAGTAGTTACTGCCTTGTGAAAGCACGATAGCGGAAAGATGCCATTGCAGGCATTGCATTGTAGGTTTGTCATATGTCCTCTTTCAGAAGGATTGGGGTGTATTGCCACACGCACCCCACACGCGTTGAAAGCTCATTATGAGTCGGCTGACCTATATTCTACATCTTCTGCGGTCTCAAGGATAGTAGGTTCTTGTCCTAAACCAGTGATATTGATGGTGACTGCACTTCTCTGACTCTTATCCTTTTCAAACAAAGAAACAGGTAGAGTCCTATCAAGACACATCTTTAAAGCTACTAATTGATGGGGATGGTCATCATTAAGGGCTATCTCTATCACCTTCTGAGCCACATCCTTACCTCCACTCCTAATCATTAACTCCTTTAGCTCCTTGAGCCTCTGGTGGTCTGTCTTAGGCAAGATAGCAGGTGGGTTGTCAGCAAACCTCTGTATGGTCATCTTGACACTCCCCTTTGGTCTTCCTCTTCCTCTTTTCAATTGTTCCACTTTGTTCCTTTGGAGTTGAATTTAGCTTTTTCTGAATGGGGGATGTACCACAAATATCTACCAACACAACCTACCCCCTCCCCCCCCATACATTCTCTACACCTAGGGTTTCTACTACTGTCTATCCTTACAGTACTGTCTATCTATACAGCATAGGGTTTACCCTTAGTGATCCTAGATGCGAATGATTCTTATTTGCGTTTACTTGTGCATAAGAGACGGATGCACCTTTTTGGTTGTACTTGAATTGATCTAGTCTTATCTATCCCTTGTCTTATCCCTTACCCTATTCCCTATTGATTGACATGGTTAGGGCTATCCCTTTTCTTTTCGTCTAGGTTAGTTACTAACCCTATAGATTCTAAGGGGCTATCCGTTCTATATCCGATACCATGTAAATGCTGATAGAGGGCTAAAAGGTTTTCAAAACCCTGACTAATATTCCCTTGTCCAGCACTTAATAGAATCTGCAGCTTGGGATTGTCCAGCTTGCGTCTAAATTGCACTGTATCTACCTTAGGCGGCCTTGCCATTGTCTAACCCTAAAAGAAATAAATTAAAATAATTCTATCATCTAAGGGAAAACACCTATGGTTTTTTTCTTTTTTAACCCGATAATTACTTTACTTTCAATAGGAAAGTGCAATTTATAGGCGTTACATCATGAAATTTGCTTTTATCCCCAAAGGTCAATACAAAATTGGCCAATACATTCAAGTGCATGGCAAAACAATGCGGATTGCCAGTTACACACACACGGGCCGTAATGTCATTGTTCAATCATTGTTTGGTGCATCAAAATTTGAACAGATCGTTTGCATTTGCACCGATTCACCCTCACTCTAAGGGGCAAACAATGAACGATCAATTTTTAGACTATGCAGCGGCCCTTGCAATAGCCTTAGTGCTTTGCATAGGTTTACTTGATTATTTTGATATTTTAGTGAAATAGTTCACATTTTTAAAGGGCGTTACATCATGGATAAAATCACACAATCAATCGAATCACTCAACAGGGCTAAAAACGGGGATTCTCTCGCAAATTATCAGGCAATTTTGCAAGGGTTTGCTGAAAAGGGAATCCCTCATGCGGACATTATCCCTAGGGAAAACGTGTTCACCTATAACGCATGGTTAGCCCTTAATAGACAAGTTCGCAAGGGTGAACATGGGGTTAAAGTTGTTACATGGATTCCAGCAAAGGACAAAAACAGTGAAAGTTCTTTCATGCTTT